GCCGGTTATCTGATCTCCGACTTTGCCCGAAACGCCACCGGTAAGTTTGCCGGCATGGCCTACACCGTCAGTGAGCGCCCCGTCACCGTGGCACCGCAGACGGCTGAACCGGCGACGGCTGAACCGGCGCCGGCTGAACCGGCGCCGGCTAATCCCCCACTAATAAAGAATGATTTTAAGCAACTGCCTGAAGAAGCAGTAAAGACTGAGCTTAAAGTTACCGAGGTGCCGCCGGCTGCGCCGCCAACACTCGGGACGATACCGCTTCTGGCCATTCCGACGACCGAGGACGGACCGAAAGACCCGACCTGCAAAACCTTCATGGCGTGGCGTAGCTACTCGGCGGCCTACCTGGAGCGCTACGGCACCAGACCGGTGTGGAATGCCCGCGTTGCCGGACAGTTCGCCAGTCTGGTGAAGCGCCTGGGCATCGAGGTCGCGCACCACGTCGCGGCCTACTACGTGAACATCAACGACATGGGCCTGATCAAGGACAGCCACTCGATTAACCGGTTGCTGGCCGGTGCCGAGGGCTACCACACGCAATGGAAGACCAACCGCCAAGTCAACGGCACGATCGCGCTGCAACTGGAGCGCAAGCAAGCCAACATCAGCGCTGCGCAAGACGCCGCCGCGCAGATCATGGCGCGGACAGGGGGCCAGCAGAATGAATTTTTGTGAACGCATGGCACCGGAGCAGATCGCCCAGTTGGCACTGGCCATCTGTGCGACCGCTGACATCATGGGCGGCACCTTGACCGCTGACGCGGCGCGGATCATGGCCGACGACCTGGCCCACTTCCCGCCCGACGCCGTGTCCACGGCGCTCAAAGCCTGCCGGCGCGAACTGAATGGCCGCCTGACCCTGGCCGCGATCCTTCAACGGGTACAAGCAACGGACGGGCGCCCGGCTCGGGATGAGGCGTGGTCGATCGCCTTGGCCGCGACCGACGAGTACGACACGGTGGTGATGACTGCCGAGATTCAACTGGCCTTGAACGCGGCGCGCCCGGTGCTGGAGGCCGGCGACAAGATCGGGGCACGGATGGCGTTCATCAGCACCTATGACCGGCTGGTACTGGAGGCACGGGCCGAGGGCCGTCCGGCCAAGTGGGAGGTGTCGATTGGTTTTGATGCCGGCCGGCGCATTGCGGCCGTGAGCGAGGCTATGTATTTGCGGCGTATTTCCCGTGAAAGTGCCCAGTGGTTGCTGGCCGACCTGAGCCATGAACCGGTCACGATTGACGGGCGAGCGCTGGCCGGGTTGTTGACCGGGCCGGACGTCATGCCCGCGTCAGCGGAGGTTCACAACAAACTGGAGGCCATCAGAGCGCAGATGCAAGAAATGCGAGAGGGCAGCGAAGCCCGGCGACAGGCCATGAAGATCGCGGCCGCCAATGAGCTGGCCGAGCGCTTGGCGTTGTTGAGCCGGCAAGCGCAGAGCCAGGTTGATAGTCGTGAAACGACGTCGGAGGGGATGCCATCGTAGCGGGTACGCCTTAGCGTGGCGTATACGCGATTACAGAGCGTCCCACTGGCACGGTGCCGAGTGGGACGATTGCCCTGATTCAAAAGCCACACCGCGCCTCAAGTGCCAGACAATCCGCTTCGGCTTCGACGTAAGCCTCGACATACGGGTCGAGCAGGTTGGTGGCAATGGCGTGGATGGCGGTGTCGAAACCGTCAGCGGCGCCCAGCGCTTGCACGGCGAGTTGATACAGACGATCGCGCTTGAAACCCCGCTTGATGATTTCAATCAGGATCAGCTCCACGGCGTAGGTCCGGTCCTGTTGCGCGGCGAGGTGGTCAACCACGCGGCTGACAAACTCGTCGTGTGTGGCCACGACCTTCGAGCGGCCGTAGGCATTCGGGATGGTGACGTTGCCCTGGTCGAACAGCGACTCGATGCCCGATTGCAGCCAATCGTCAACGTCGACCCGTTCCCGGAAGTCGGGCGGATCGTCGGGTAGCATGTCGTCCCAGTGCCATTGGGCGCGAGCAAAAGCGTTCATGGTTATCTCCTTACGATGGGGATGTTGTCGAGGTAGTCCATGCAATAGGCTTCGGCTTCCTTGCATTGCTGGGGTTCAAACAGGCCGAAATGGGTTTCGGCGGTGCTCAGGCGCATCTTGTCGGCCAGCCACTGATAGGCCTGGGTGCGGCTCATATGCTTGTCGCGCCAGATCGCTTCAAACGTGCGTTTGCAGGTGTTGCGCGCCTCACGCGTGCGCTTGTCGGCCAGCGTGCCAAGGGGCAGGTCGGTTTGAGGATGCAGACCGACGTAGGCATGGCAGCCACCGCAGAAGTACGCATAGGGCCAGTCGCCGTAGGTGCGGCCGTTGTAGATCGCGCTGTTTTCCACCAGCTCCACGACACCCGCGCAAAAGCGGCAGGTGGTCGGGATCGGCAGGGGATGGGCCACGCGAGCCAAGGCGCGACGGCTGACGTGCGGCAGCGGGAACGGCGGCGTGAGTTTGTCCAGGCTGTTGACGCGGGGATCGGTGCTCATGGGATACCTCAGTTGTGGGGGTTTCAGGAAAGCGCTTTCGCGGGAAAGCGCAGACCTCAAACGCCTGAATATCAAACAAGCCACAGCGCGGCCAAACTGATCACTCCGGCGACGATCGCCAATCTACGCAGCGTGCGTTGACGTCGACGCGGGGGCATCAAGGCACTGCACGGGATGTCGTCCGTGCGCCCGATGCGGTAGCCGTGGCGGCGCCAGTAGTTGAGCCAATGCACTTCCAGGGTCGAGCACTTCATTGCTTGAGTTTTCATACCGGATGCCTCTCTTTTGTGGGTGGTGGTTCTACTTTAGAACCATAATGGCGCTGATTCAATATCATAACCACAAAAAACACGAAATAAAGCAATGAATAGGCGAATGGCATACAAGCAAAGGCGAAATTATGTTAGGGTGCGTTCTGTTTTAGGCAGTCAGTATTGGCAGTCCGTCGACCGCCAAGTTGGTTGGCCGTGCAATGGCGAAATGGTGCTAGGGTTTGCAGTGTCTCAGGCATTCCGCCTGGGCTTCTGAACGTGAGGGAATACCATGGGTCTTTGGGGCGCATTGTTGGGCAATAGCTTCAAGAAAAAATCCGCCGAAGTTCAGGCTGAAATGGCCAAGAAGGTGAACCGCGATCTTGTTCAAGCGGGCATCTACGGCTGTTTCTACGTGGCGTCGGCTGACGGCGAGTTGGAAGAGTCAGAAATCAAGAAAACCCAAAAGCTGATCAGCAATGAGCCGCTGATGAAGGGCTTTGGCGCTGAAGTCGGGCAACTGATCACTGAGGCCGAAGGCTCCTACGTCGACGGCGGTGCGCGCATCATCCAGCGCCGGGCAAAGAAAGAGCTGTCAGACTTGGCGCACGATCCCGAGCAGGCCGACATCGTGATGACCATTATCTGCACCGTGGCAGACGAGGGCGGCATCGGTGACGCCGAGCGTCAAGCGCTGACCAACTGCGCCGAATGGATGAACCTGAGCGTCAAGGATTACATCTGAATGCGCGACAAGGTTCGCCAAGTCGCCGCCTTCGGCTTTGCCGGGGGCGTGGTGCTGGTCGACTCGGCCAGTCGCCTGTTGTCGATGTGCTTTGACCTGGTACTGGTCGTCCTGCTGTTGATAGTCTTGTTGTACCGCCGTAAACGCTGATCCCGCCCAGTGCCCGCCCGTGCGGGAAACCCTTATGAGTTAGGTATGCCACTAGTACAATGGATGGCTGAGCAATGGGCGTTGCTCATTGAGCACGGCCTGATCAAACCTGAACACCGACCTGTAAACAAATCATTGAGAGGCAATCCGGTAATGAATGAACCGTGGAATAACGACGTGACGAGCTATAGGGCTCGCCTGATGGAAATGGTGCCGAGCGATCAAGCCCCGTTCGCCGAGTTTGAATTGAGGATGTTGCTGACGACCCTCGAAACCGACCACCTGCGCGACATCCACACCAACTGGCGGCCGATCGCCGACGAGCGCAACAAGCTGCGCGCCGAGCTGATCGCGCTGGCAAATCCGGCACCGACACCAGCGGCTGAACCGGCCGAAAGCCGCCGAGGCGCACGCACCAAGGCGGAATTGCTGCAAAAGCAACTGGACGAGCTACAGAAGAAGTACGAGGAACTTGAAAAGGCGCCGGTCAAGAGTGGGAACGAAGACGACAGCCCGCGTTTCAAAGCGCTGAGTCTTGAATACAAGAGCTTGGAGCGTAAGCACGCGGGCCTGCGCGAGCGCTACGACGTGGTAGTGGAAGAAAAAACCGACGTGCAATCGGAACTGGCCGTGCTTCAGTTGGCCCATAAAAAACTGCAAGCGGACTGTGACGACCTGTTGAATGACAGCCGCCCGGTACGGGAGCGCGCATGAACGGCGCCTCTATCGTAAAGCTTGACCCGCACGTACAAGCGCGCCTCGATGCGTTTTGCTTGGACAATGGCGTGCTGCAAGTGGTCCACGCGGACTTCTATCGGCAGTTCGACCAGGAACAACTGTCCGTGTTTGGCCACCGGCACGCAGCCTACGTGCTGCCGACCTGGGAACTGATCACCAAGTTGGACGAGCTGATCAAAGAAGTCAGCCCGAGCCGGTCGGCTATCGAAATCGGCGCCGGTAACGGCCTGCTGGGCATGGCGCTGGGCATTCCTTGCACGGACAACCGCATGCAGGAACGCCCCGAAATCATCGACATCTACGCGACCACGGGCCAGCCGACCATCACCTACGGCGAAAACGTACAGAAGCTGGACGCGCTGGAAGCGGTGAAGCACTGGCGGCCCGAGGTGGTCGTCGCGGCGTGGGTCACGCACCTGTACAACCCAAACGAATCGCACCGTGGCGGCAATATGTTTGGCGTCGATGAAGTGCTCCTGCTGAGCAAGATCAAGCGCTACATATTCGTCGGCAATGTTGGCCCTCACCACCTTAAACCCCTGTTCGATCAGTGCCAGAAGTTCACCACCATCGAGCCGCTAGGCCTGTTTTCCCGAGCGCGCAACCCGGACAGCAACGTCATTTGGGTGTGGGACAACCCGGACTACGCGCCATGAACCTCGCCAAGTACGTGAGCTGGGACACGCTTATTTCAACCGCTGGGGGCTTGGTGGCGGGTATCTCTATTGGTGCTGGATACGGCTGGCTAGGTGGCTGCTGGGCGTTTACGGGGGGGCAGTACCTGATCCACAACTTCCTGGTCCTGAACCGGATTGAGCGCAATCAACAGGAACTGCTGCTGCGCCTGAAAATACACGACAGCTTGGACACCCTGGTGAACAAGCTGGAAGCCCTACGCAAAGAGGCCGAGCTGAACAATGAGCATCAACATAAGCCTGATCGTTGAACAGCTTCACGCGCTGGCCTCGGACCACAAGCACGGCGAGCTGGTGCGCAAACACTTGTACGCGCCGGACATCCACCTGTACGTGCGCCTCAGTCCGCGCTATTGCGGCGAGGGCAAGCGCTTGGAGTGCCTGGTGCTGGCCGACATCACCATCGCCGGCCCGAAACAACGGCAAGGCCTGTTCACCCGCTTGCTGCGCCGGCTGGAGCACGAAGTCCCGGCACTCGGCTTGCAGGCACTGGTGGTCGAGAACATCGGCAACGAGCACCTGCGCGCTTACCTGGAACGCATCGGCTACCAGTCGACCGGCTGGGGCGAGCAAACCGTCTACAAGGAGAGCCCTTATGAATGAGCTACCGGAAGCGTGGAAGCCGCGCTATTGGATGCTGGACGGGCACACGCCTGTCGGCACGCAAGACCTGTATGCGTGGGGTGAGTTCATGCAAGGCGGAAAAAGGGCGGTGGGTAAGGCCCACGACCCCGAGCGCGAAATCCTTGTGTCCACCATCTTCCTTGGCCTCGATCACGGCTATGACGGTGGCCCGCCAGTGCTGTTTGAAACCATGATCTTCGGCGGCCCGCACGACGACTATCAGAAACGCTATTGCACCTGGGATGAAGCCGAGCGTGGCCACCAACTGGCGTGCGAACTGGCGGGAGTCACCCCCTTCAACGAGAGCAACAAGGAGAATTCGTATGGATGAGCGCACTTATGCCGCAATGGAGCAAGAGCGCAACGACTTGCGACTTGAAGTCGAGGAATGCACGGCGCTGAACGACAAACTGGCCGGTCTTCTGCGTGAGGTGGCCTTTGAGCTGAAAGGCGCACCAGGGCCACTGAGCCGTCACAGCTTCCATGACCTGCCTGAGCTGGTGGCCGCGCTCAAGCGGGAGAACTACGAGCTGCGCACCCGTGACTAAGCGCGATCCCTACATCGAGGCGGCGCTGAGCGATCCCGACAACCGCTTTATGGCGTGGCGGCAACTGGACGACGGCACCTACATCGCTTTGACACGCCTGATCACCACCATCGGCCTGTGCATCGACGTTGACCGCACGGGTTACGCCCAGCGCTATTGCTTCAAAGACCCGACCACAGCCTTCGGCGAATACATGGACCTGAAAACCCGCGACGACGTGCCGAGCGGCTGGGTGGCCCGTAGGCCGGAACTACCGGAAGACATCGAAGCCAAGTCAAAGCCGGGCTATGACCCGAGCCAATTTTGGCCAAAGGAGACAGACGATGACGCAGTATGACCGCACGACCGCCATCAGCATCAGCATGGCCAAGAACGACGACACGCTGTTTGAAGACACGTTCAACACGCTCTACGAAGCCAACCTGGAAAATGCCAGCCGGCAGGAGTTGTGCCTTGTGCTGGGCATGGCAGTCGGTACTATGGTCCGTCTACGTGCGCGGATTAAGGAACTGGAGCAGCAACTGAATGGCCAACCATGACCCGCTGATTATGTGGACGGTCTACCACTTGCGCACCACGGGGAAGTACGTCGCGAGGCGCTGGGCTGTGACGGGAGCGTCGGAGCCGGTGCTGACCGGGGATGCGTACATGGCCGATACGCTCGAAGCGATCAGGGCCAGGCTCCCACAGGGTTTGTTTTGCCAGCCACGCTACGAGCACGACGACCCGAGCATTGTCGAGACGTGGTTCTAATCGTAATTACGATTTACTAATTAATAATTAATAGAGAGGCGACGGGAATGCCAGACATCAAAAGCACCCTGATCATCGGCGCCAAGCCATCGGATAAAACGCTGTTGAAAGCGCAGAAAGCGTTGGGACTGGCACCCGATCAGTCAATGGAGTTCATGGTGTTTGAGGTCGAATACGACCACGACACCTATTACTGCTGCTGGTCGGGTGGCTATCTGGAAAAAGGCGAGCCGTACATGACCCCTATTGGTCAGGCCGCCTTTGAAGCCTTGGCCGACCTCCCGATGGGCGTCCAGAAGAAGGTAATCATTCAGGAGCTTCGCCTGGGCGAAACGCCACTGGAAGACAAGATCAAGTTCGCACTGACCCGAGCCCCGGTCGGCTCCAAGATTTGTTTCTTCGGTGACATGGCCGGCGAGCTGGACGGGCATATGTCGCCCATCTTCAACCTGCAACCGAAGCCGAAGAACATTGCGCATTAAATCGTAATTACGTTTTACTATTTACCAATTATTAAATAATAGCAGTGAGCCATCCATGTACGAGCAACCCCAGCACGACGACCCTGTAGCCCGCGAAAAACTGCTGCGCGCCCGTGGCGAGATAGCGGAAATCATCAAGCGCTACGACATTGCGGCTTTTGTCGTCATGCACGCCGCCCCGCATGCCAGCGAAGTCATGATTGAACTGAGCCCGAGCTATTCCGTGGTCACGTTGAAAGAGGGAGTGGCGCGCATCATATCGAAGCTGGCCGATTACAACGGCGACAAGGATGCGCAGCGGTATGACATGGCCGCCAGTGCCAATATGGCCAGCTCGATGTTTGAGCTGATGGCACACACGACGATGCTCCTGGGCGATCTGGCGCAGCGGCTGGACGAGATAACCGGCTCGACGCACACCGAAATGACGCACATCAAACCGAACTGAGCAAGGACTGCCATGCAACTGACCCGCAACCAGCGCCGGCAGATGGAGAAGAACAACGCCGAGTGGCCGCTGTTCTTGCAGAAGGTGCCGCCCGAGCTGTGGCCCAAGAGCCAGCATCAACCGCTGGAAGTCTGGCGATCGCGGGGCTTTCTGGTACAGGTCTGCGCCGAGCCGAACGGCTATGAGCGCATGAGCGTGTGCCGGACCACGCACGCCGGCCCGAGCTGGGACGAGCTGATCACCTGGGAAGAGCTGATGGTGCTCAAGCGCGAATGCGGCCGGGGCGACAAAGACGCGCTGGAGGTGTACCCGGCTGACCAGGACATCGTGAACGTGTCGAACATGCGCCACCTGTTCTTTCCGCCCGAACCCGTCAGCTTCAAGTGGAGCCGCACATGATCATCAAGACCGATTCGCGCACAGCGGACAAGTTCGTTATTCGCCTGCCCAACGGCATGCGCGACAAAGTAGATTACGCATCGTGGAATGCGTACATGAGCATGAACTCATTTATCGTGACGGCCATTGCCGAGAAGCTGGACCGCGATCAGCAGCAGCAAATTTTGCTCGCCGTGCTCGTTGAAGCGGCGAAGAAGGCAACCCTTGAGGAAAAAGCCGATGGCTAAGCCAGTCAAGCCACCACCCGAAAAGCCGTTTGAGTGGCGGCGTAGCGATCCGGCCGAGCTGGCCAAGTTCGACCCGGACAGCAAGACCTGCACCATGAATTGCGGCAAGCACGGCAAAGACCCGCGCAGCTACGCCGAGCTGAAGTTCCAGTGCGACGACTGTTATGAGTGACGCGCCCATCGATCCAGTGGGCTACACGTATGGCGTGCAAGTCGTTCAGATCGAAGACCTACGAGTAGCCAGGGGGTTGACGCGCCGCCCCGCGTCCTCCTGCCGGCACAAATCGTTGGTTTATGACGACAAGGAACGGCGCGTGTGGTGTCGTGACTGTGAAGTTGAAGTTGAGCCCTTCGATGCCTTCAAAGGGCTCGTTGAAGTGTTTGCCGCTGGCATGAGCCGGATCAACCGCCGCGAAGCCGAACTGGCCGAGGCCGCGCAGTTCCAGATTCGCAGTCGAGCGGCGAAGGTGATGGACGAAGCATGGCGCAGAACGACGATGGCCCCGCTTTGCCCGCATTGCTCGCATGCGATCCTGCCTGAAGACGTTGTAGGGGGGGTGGGGTGTGCGCCCAAGGAGCTGATATTGGCAGCGCGCAAACGGGATCGCGACAAGCCCCGTTGACGCCACACGCGAATGCTCTAAGCTCTGCATGGGCTTCCAACCTGCTGCAAAGGACGTTGGTGCGTCCTCCCCCCCCCAAAAACCCCCGGCATTCACAGTGCCGGGGGTTTTTCTTTGCCTGCAATTCGCCACAACCATTAAATCCGCTGATTTAGTGGTTGTCGCCATAGCTCACCAGGGCAACCCATGAACAAACCTTTTTTTGGTCCGCTGGGGTTTTCCTTTGCCCGCGTTCCGGCTACGTTTAGAAGGTACGTGACGACAATATGAACAACAGAGGGACAGGTTGTGACCGAGAGAATCGACGAATCGACACGGGAACTGGCCGAGTTCAAGCACTACATGGCCAACCACCCCATGGCCACCTACTGGAGCACTTGGGAGGCACGGGCCAACCTCGACACCCAATACAAAGATTCAAACGAACTGAGCCCGGCGTACCTGGCCCTCGCGAACGAGAACGATCGCCTGCGCCGGCTGCTGGCCGATTGCGGCATCGAGCACCAGGTGACGCTATGAACGATTCCAGACTGAGGCGACTACTGGAGGGGCAAAGTGCCACGGCCCGCAAATTGTACGAGTTCGTGCCGTATCGCGAAGCCTGGGTTGAGGGCGACATCGCCAAAGCCGCGCACAACGGCCATGTACGTGTCGGTCTGCACGTCATTCGCAAATGCCTGCTGGACATGAAAGACGCCGGCCTGATCAAAGAGACGCAGCGGCACTATTACCAGCGTGTGTCCGTGACTAAGGCCAAGAAGCAACCAACCCATACCAACGAACCATCCGCCAATGAGGCCATCATGTCGAAACCAACCGCGCCCGCAGTGCCCCCAACCCTCATCCGTAACGAAGTATCCGCAGCACCCGTAGTCGATTCGATGGACCTGCTGGCCGGTGTCAGCACAGAGCTGACCAAGCTGGGGGTTGAGTTCATCGGTCGCATCAAAGCGCTGGCCGGTCGCGTGGATGAGGTCGCGCTACAGGTTGAAGCGCAGCGCGAGGCCGACATTGCCAAAATGGCCAAGGTCAACCAGTTGCAAGCCTTGATGAAAGACCTGGGTGGCCAATGAACGAGCCCCGGCAACTGGCGACGATCGCCGTGCGCGTGGCTGAAGGCTTCCAGGTCGTGGGGCAAGATCGCGATGGCACGGTACGCCTGAGCAAGGGCGCCGATTCGCGCTTGGTGTTTGCTGACGGCACTGAGAAGCGTGGCGGCCACTACTTTGTGGTAAACAGGGGAATGGTTCGCTAAGCTAACCAAGCCAACTGCAAACACAGACGCAACTACCTCCTTCGGTTGCCAGCCCGCACACGCGGAACCATCGTCTTCATCGGAAAGCTCAATGAACCTCAGTTGATCGCGAGGAATTGACGGGATGGGTAGCAGCGCCTCCGCAAGAGGCATGTCCATACGTCCAGGTTTGTCCCTGATTGAGCTTTACCGATGCAGATGAATGCGCAGGCTGATGCGCTTTGGACGGCACGCCCTTAATGAGGTCCGCGCCATCCATGGAATAGAGACTTGGGCTATAGCAAGCCATGGAAAGCCGGGGATCAGCGCCGGCCATCCGCATCAAAGCAGCTAAACAGGCATTCGCCCCAACCCCTAAGCAAGGTCGGGGCGTTTTTTTGTACTCAGGAGAGGCATATGTTTGTAGGTAATGACCGCAGAATCACGATGAACCGCGATGTTCTTCTTCAGAAGTTGAAAGAGAACCTGGACACGCACCAGACCGAATACGCCACCGCCTTGAAGGAATGGAAGGACGCCGCCAGTGCCTTCGCCGTGGACCTTCTGGAGCGTATGAACCAAGCGGACTTCACTGACCTCAGTTTCATGATTTCGCGCCCGCAGGACAGCAGCAACGAAATCAACCGCGCCATTGAAATGGTTGAATACTCGACTGAGCTGGAAATCGTGCTGGACGAGAACACGTTCCGCCAGTGGGTGTCGGGCGAGTGGTCATTCCGCAACCGCTTGCAGGAGTCGATGTTTGCCTCAAGCGCCTACGTCGGCGGCCTACGCAAGAAGTAACGACTAAGCCCCGCCATCACAGCGGGGCTTTTTTAGCGTGCCAAGCATTCCAGCGCGAACTGCACCATGTACGGCGCCGCCCGGTGTTTGTCACCATCGGCCAAGTAGTAACGCATCATGCGAGCCGACACGCCGATCCGCTCAGCGGCCTGTACCTGTGTGAGCCCCGCTTGATCCAGCAGGCCGCGCAGGTAAGCGGGGCAGGGGTTATGCAGGGCAATGTCTGGTTTCATGCGAGGTTATCCCACAGCAGGATTTCGACGTCGCCAGCCGCGATGCCCAAGACATGCACATCCTCGATGGCAAAGCCCCATTCGGCCGCGCAGTCCGCACGCGCTACGTCGATAGCCGCATCGCCGTCCATGGCTTTGACGGTAGAAACCCATATCGTGCCTTTGCCGTTGGTTTGCTGGCAGAACGCCGTGTACGTGCGCAATTGGTAATTATTAATTGGTAATTCGGAATCTTCGAGGAATACCGGATTTTCAATCGCCTTGCGCGTCCGTTCGCCCTCGCCATCCCAACCGCCTTCTTCATCAATGAAGGCCGAATGGTCGAACTGGTAGGCATCATCAACATTGAACGTGCCGTTAATTTCCAATGGGCAGCACACCAGATAGTCATCCAGTAAGAGCGCCACGTTGCCCTCGCCAATGACCAGGGCTTTGCCGGGGTTCTGTTTAAGTAGGCGCTCGTAAGCGGCCAGCACTTCTTTGTAAGTCAGCATGGTCAGTTACTCGGTTCAATGGTGAGTTGGCCACAACGGTTGCCGTTCATGTCTTTGATAGGAAAGCCGTCGCCGTCGTTGCCACGGTAGCCCGCGTCGAGTCGGTCAGCAGTCCAGCGCAGGATGCGAGCAAACTCGGCCGCCGCGTCATCTTCAAAGGCCGCGTTGTCGTTGCTGCTGAACTCGATGGTGATTTTGTCGCTCATGATGGCAACTCCGTGGAGGCGTGTTCCAGCAACGCGGCCAGTTGCCCGGCCGGCATGGTGGAGAGCGCGGTGCGCGTGCGGTAGCCGGCGTTGCCCTCAAACTCAACCACGCTGATATACGAGGGATCAACGCTACGGTGTGCCTGGTAATCACCAACACTGGTGACGTACTCAGGGTTAACCCATAGGGTGGAGCCGGGAATGTTGATCAGTCTCATGATGATGCCTCTCTTGTGGGGGGTGATTCAGCACAGCGCCCGCAACCGCAGGCGCTCGACTTAATCATCCGCGACTGTTGCCGATATGGCCCACGCAGACGTTGCACACACAGTCAGCCGGGGCAAACTCGCGATGTTCAGCGTTCACCTTCAAGCCAACGATTTCATAGGCCATGCACACAGCGTCATCGGCGTCGGCAGTGCGGTAATCGGCCTCGATGGCCCACGATGGCCAAACGTGCCATTCATTTGTTGCGTGTATCCAGGCTACGCACACAAACAAGCCATAAGGTGCGCCCGCAGGGTAGACGAAAAAGCGGTTCCATTTGGATTTGACGAGTTTCATGGTTGCGCACTCCACAGGACACGGGCAGTCATGACAGCGGTGAGCAGGACGGACAGCAACATCCGGCCAGCCGATTCAGGGTTTTGCAGGATCGACATCGAGGCGATGGTGCAAATGGTGATGAACAGCAGGACAAAGGCGAATTTGACGAGTTTCATGGCGGTCATCCTCACTCAGCCAGTTCGCGGTAATAGGCGTGCGCGTCGTGGAAGTCAGCGGTAGACCAAGTGCCCTCATAACCCCCGGCATCATAGGCCGCCATGATGGTTTTCTGATCGAATGAGCCCCAAGCGGTGGCACGGCCGTATATGCCCCGGTCCAGATCGGCGAAGGCAAAGCGGTAGCTTGGCATGTGTTCATCGGCATCGATGCTCAGCAGCTTGGCGACGATACGCTGGCCTTCACGGGAGTAGCCACGGCCGGTGTTGAAAGCGATTGCTTGGATGGTCATTTTTGATGCCTCTGTAGCCTTGCCCCTCGGAATGAGGGGGGAGTTGTCAATATACTAGGCAATGATTGCCTAGACAAGACAAAAACAGGTCCGTTTGTCTCTCGTGTTGCGATTAGCTGATGTATGGTTTGATAATAGAACCTACCGTTATGCACTCGCACCGAGGCCGCCATGACCACGAAGACCGCGACCAAGGCCAAACCCAAGGCCAAGGCACCAAGGAAGCCTAAAGCCACGCCCAGCGTCATGGGGCGCCCAACCAAGTACACACCCGAACTTTGCGACCTCATCTGTACCCAACTGGCTGCCGGCATGTCGTTGCGTACCGTGTGCGAACCGAAAAGCATGCCATCGGCGGTGTCGGTCTTTGCCTGGATGCGCAAGTATCCCGACTTTCTTAAGCAGTACGCGCGCGCGAAGGTTGAGAGCGCCGATGCCCTGGTTGAAGAGATGCTGGACATTGCCGACGACGGCCGCAATGACTGGATGGAAGTGTTCGACAAGGAAGGCGAATGCGTGGGTTACAAGGTCAACGGCGAGCACGTTCAGCGCTCAAAGCTGCGTGTCGATACGCGCAAATGGGCGGCCTCGAAGCTGTCACCGAAGAAGTACGGCGACAAGCTGGACTTGAACCACGACGTGAAGGAAGGCGGCGTGTTGCACGAATTGTTTGCCCAACTGTGCCCCAAAACCTTTGGACCGGTGCTGGAATGAGCGCCTACGCGAAATCTGAGCAAGTGGCTGGGTGGTTGCCCGCCACTTTTCACGTAGGAGCGCGCTAAATGGCCGCTGTCATGGCGTTCAAGGCCATCGAGGACATGAACATTGACGAGTTCGCGCAGGCGCTGGCCGACCCGCATTGGCGCATGTCGAACCTGTATTACATCCGCACCAAGGACGCCGCGGCTGACGACGACGAGGACGAGGACGCCCAAGGCGTGGTGGTGAAGTTCAAGCCGAACCGGGCGCAGAAGGCGTTGATGAGTCGCTTGTGGTATCGCAACCTGATCCTCAAAGCGCGTCAGTTGGGCTTCACGACCTGGATTCAAATCTACTTTCTCGACGTCGCGCTGTTCACCCCGAACCTCAACCTTGGCGTGCTGGCCCACACGGAGGACGCGGCCAAGAAGATCTTCAAAAAGATTAAGTTCGCCTACGACCGCTTGCCCCCGGCACTGCGCAAGGCGATGCCATTGACCACCTGCAGCGTGATGGAAATGACGCTGGCCAACGGCTCAACCATCCAGGTCGGCACATCGATGCGCGGCGACACCATCCATTATCTGCACGTCAGCGAGTACGGCAAAATCTGTGCGATGTACCCGCTACGCGCCGAGGAAATCGTCACGGGTACGTTCCCGGCCGTGCCGGACACCGGGATTATCTTCATTGAGTCGACCGCCGAAGGCCGTGGCGGGGACTTTCACGACAAGGCCAACCGCGCCGAGGCGTTGCAGGAGCTGGGCGCACCCCTTCGGCCTAAGCAGTTCCGCTTTCACTTCTTTCCGTGGCACGACGAGGCCGGTTATCAGTGCGACCCGGCCGGCGTGATCATCAGCAAGAAGGAGCACGAATACTTCGACGAGCTGGAGAGCAAGCTGGGCAAGGTCATCAGACTGGAGCAGCGCGCATGGTGGATCGTCACCCGCGACGAGCTGTTCAGCGGCCAAGATGAACGGATGTGGCAGGAATACCCGTCGACATCCAAAGAAGCCTTCCAGCAGTCAGCCGAAGGCACCTACTACAAGATGCAATTGGTGGCCGCCCGCAAGCAGAAGCGCATCACCACCGTGCCGTATCACCCCGGCCTGCCGGTCAATACGTTCTGGGACATCGGCCACAGCGACGGCTGCGCCATCTGGCTACACCAGCGCGTGGGCCAGCGCGACAACTTCATTGGCTTCATTGAGGGATGGGTTGAGCCGTACAGCTACTTTGTCGCGGAGCTTCAGAGGACCGGCTACGTGTGGGGCACGCATTACCTACCGCACGACGGCAATCACATCAGGCAGGGCGAGGACGTCAACAAGAGCCCCAAGCAGATGCTCGAAGACCTGGGCCTACGCCACGTCGAAGTGGTCCCCCGTGTCAGCGAACTACAGCACGGCATTCAGGCCACGCGGGATGCGTTCAGCAGCTACTGGTTTGACGAGGTGGCGTGCAAAGAAGGCCTGCAACACATCGAGTTGTATCGCAAAGCCTGGAGCGTGCAGACGCAGACATGGACCGATCGCCCGTTGAAGGACGGCCACACCGAAGCCGCCGATGCCCTACGGCAACACGCGCAGGGCTACGTCGATCATGGCCCGCAGAAGTCAGCCGCCAGTGTGCGCGGCACCCGCAAGAGCTGGAGAGTGTCATGACCGCAGAGCAGTTTGTGTATTGGTTGCAGGGGTTCGCCGAGTTGAACGGCGAGCGACCCACGCCGGAGCAGTGGAAAGCCATCAACGAGCACCTGCAAACCGTGTTCGTGAAGACGACGCCGGCCTATACGCCGTTTCCTGGCCCCGGCATCCGCACGCTGGGGTTGCGCCCGAGTTACTGGTTGCCCAACGACCCATCCAGCCCTGTCATTACCTGCTGACAGGCCTTTTTGCCGTCACTTGTGGTTAGATAATAGAACTGAGATAGGATTAAGAGCACCACACACAACCTGCTAGAGGTTTTCTATGCCGCTCAGTTACGCATTGCCGACTCAAATCGTCACCGCATGGCCGCAGGAGCAGGACGGCGAGCCAGGGTATGCCGTGCTGGACATCAACGGCACGAAGAGCTGGAGCCCCAAGGAGGTAGTCGACAAGACGTGGTTGCCCCTCGGTTACATCGATCATCTGGCCCCGCATGAACAACGATTGGTCGCGCACGTCGAGCAGATGGTGCAACGCACGGAGCAACTTGAAGGCTACATGGAGACGCAGCGCTTCGCCGATCTAGTCGAGGACGACCAAGACCTGATCCACGCGCAGTTCGACATTATGAACGTGTACCTCGGCGTGTTGCGTGAGCGCATCGAGCAGTCGCCCATCAACGAGAAGGAAGACCAGGACGACGACGATTCGCCCTACGAAGAGGAATGATCCACAAGGCGCCCGTGCGCCTTTTTTTTGTCACCAGTGGTTCGATTACAGAACTACCAGTGTGGAATATAGCACCATTCGACGCCAGTTCAACCCATACGGAGTCAGACGAATGATCCAGTACGTCACCAGCAACATCGTCAGCGCATGGCCCGAGGCCCGGCAGGACAGGCCCGGCTACGGCATTCAGCACGCCGATGGCTACCGCAGTTGGTGCCCGAAGGAGCCCTTCGAGGCCTCATCGATCGTGCTGGGCAACATCGACGACCTCAAGCCGCACCAGCAGCGGATGTCCGCCGAACTGCAACAACTGGATCAGCGCATCGACGCCTTGGCCGACTTTCTCATTAGCGACGACGCCGTGGCCAAAGCGGGCGTGAAAGAAGTCGAGCTGATGAGGCTTCAGCTTTACGCCATGGAGCTGTATTTCGCGCACCTGTACCAGCGTGTCGGCCTGTTCATGGACGACCCCGATGAATAAGCCGGTGCTCGACCTGACCAACCGCCACTTCACCCGCGTGCTGGGCGACATCACGTTGATTGGCACCTGGTACGGCGAAGACATCGACGAGTCGGAACCGGTGCTGTGCCTTGTGCCGACGTTCCGTGTGCTGTTCGACGGCGTGGCCCTGCGCAGCAAACCGTGTTGCGTGTCCCTGTCGGCCGCCTACCTGTACGACGACCCCCGCTACCTACTCGCCAGAGCCATGGAGTTCGCCCAGTTGCTGGGTTTCGAGGACTCGATGCAACGCACCCACAAGATCGCCGAAGCCATTCACGGCTCCCTACTCGACCTGATCGCCATGCCCCCGCGCCCGGTGCTGGGTTCGTTTGCCGGTGCCGACGCGACTGTCACGGACGAATCAGGCCGGCAGACGACCGTTGCCCTGCACACACACTATTAAGGAGTAAGGCCCGTGTTCGACTTGGCAAGCGAAGACCACACCCGCAAACAGAATGGCTTGGCTTCGCGCATTGCCGATGAAGAGGCCGTGTATGGCGACGACGCTGAAGTAGAGCGGGCCATTGACCCGTTCGACACCGAGGAAAACGTCGACCTTCACGGGCGCCTGCTGGGTTACTACCAGCGTGAACTGGACCGGCAGAACGACAACCGCCTGCAACAAGCGATCGATGAGGATTACTACGACAACGATCAATGGAGCGAGGCCGACGCCGAGCAACTGAAGGAACGGGGCCAAGCGGCTATTTGCTACAACGTCATCACGCAGAGCATCAACTGGGTGATTGGCAGCGAGAAGCGCGGACGCAGCGACTTCAAGGTGTTGCCACGCGGGAAGGAGGACGCCAAGCCCGCGCAGAAGAAGACCCAGCTACTCAAGTACCTGTCGGACGTCAACCACACGCCGTTCAACCGCAGCCGCTCGTTTGAAGACGCCGTGAAGGTGGGAGTGGGCTGGATTGAGTCCGGTGTGACCGACCGCGACGACGGCGAGCCGATCTACAACCGCTACGAGTCGTGGCGCAACATCTTGTGGGACAGCGCCTCGACCGAGTTCGACCTGTCAGACGCCCGCTACGTCATCCGCGTGAAGTGGATCGACCTCGACGTCATCACCGCCATGTTCCCCAACCGGGCACGCATGCTGGAGCGCTCAGCCAGTACGAGCGAACGCTTCGGCACGGACCTCGCGAACGGCGATGAAGTCATGGACTGGGCAGAGGACGAGCGCGAAACGCTGGCCCGTGGCGTGTCTGACCATTCTGTCGATCGTCAGCGCGTGCGCGTGATCGAAGTCTGGTTTCGCAAGCCCGAGCGCGTGCAGAAGATCATCGCCGGCAAGCGCCGTGGCGAAGAGTTCGACCCCGAAGACCAAACCCATGTCGCCCTGGTGCAAGGCAGCGAGTCGGTGGTAGCCGAACGCATGGCCATGACCATGAACCTGTGCGTCATGACCACGACCGGCATCTGCTACATCGGCCGTTCCCCGTACAAGCACAACAAGTTCCCGTTCATTCCCGTGTGGGGCTACCGCCGAGGCCGCGACAACTTGCCCTACGGCATGATCCGGTCCATGCGCGACATCCAGGACGACATCAACAAGCGCGCATCCAAAGCCCTGTTCATCCTGTCGACCAACAAAACCATCATGGATCGCGGCGCCGTCGACAACCTGGCCGAGTTCATGGAGGAAGTCAGCCGGCCGGACGGCGTGATCATCAAGAACCCCGGCAAACAGCTTGAGCTGAACGTCGACCGTGACCTAGCCCCGGCGCACATGGAGTTCATGAGCCAGTCGATTGGCATGATTCAGTCGATTTCAGGCGTCACCGACGAGCTGATGGGCAAGACCACCAACGCCAAGTCAGGCGTGGCCATCCAAGCCCGGCAAGATCAGGGCAGCAAGTCCACCTCGAAGCTGTTCGACAACCTTCGCTTCGCCTTCCAAATCGACGGCGAGGTCACGCTCTCCCTGTGCGAGCAGTACATGGGCGACGAGAAGCAGTTCCGCATCACCAACGAGCGCGGCACGCCCGAGTTCGTGGACATCAACACCGGCCTGCCGGAAGACGACATCACCAAGACCAAAGCCGACTTCATCATTTCCGACAGCGAATGGCGTGCGTCCCTGCGTCAGGCCCAGGCCGAACAACTCACGCAGATGATGCCGACCCTGCCGCCCGAAGTGCAGATGGTCCTGCTTGACCTCCTGATTGAAGAGCTGGACTTGCCGAACGGCGAGGAAATGGTGAAGCGCATTCGCCAAATCACCGGCATGCGCGACCCGGACGCCACCGAGTTGACCCCGGAAGAGCAGCAGGCCCAGCAGGCCGCCGCCGAAGCCGCGCAATACCAGAAGCAGATGGCCGATGCGCAACTGCGCAACCTCAACGCCAAGACCGCCAAGGAAGAAGCCGCCGCGCAGAAAACGATGGTCGACACCGTGGTCGGCAACGTCGGTGCGCAGCAGAAGGCCGTCGAGACGGCACAGGTCGCCACGCTCAACCCCGCCATCTTGCCCGTCGCCGATGCCCTGTTGCACGAAGCCGGCTACGTCTCGAAATCCGAAGAAGAAGCCCAGCAGGTCATGGCGCAAGAGCAGCAGGCCCAGCAGCAGGCCATGCAGGAGCAACAGGCCATGCAAGAGCAGGCCATGCAAGAGCAGCAGGCCCAACAACAACCCCAAGTCCCAGGCGCAGCCGAGCAAATGCAGCAAGGCATCCCCGTGCCCGGCGCCCCGCAATGAGCACCGCTACCCACTGAACTGAGGTATTGAAATGTCGACTGAAAATGCAGGTATGACCGAAGCGGAACTGGCCGCCATGGACGAGCTGAACGAGCAGATCGAGAGCGCCAGTGACGACGACCCGGTGTTTAACGCCGATGAAGCCGTGCGCAGCAAGCAGACGGCCGAAGACGCGGGCACGCTGATCGACAAGAGCGAGCCACGCACCGAGCCGGAAGTTGAGGCGAAGGTTGAGGCTGACCCGGCCAAGGCAGAGCCGGCGCCTGTCGAAGCCGTGACGCATCAGCCGTTGTTCGTGTCGCAAGTCCCCGAAGGCGCGACCGAACGCCTGACCAAGATCGTCGATGAGAAGGTCGCACTGACCGCCCTGTTCGACGACGGCGAGCTGACCGGCACTGAGCTGAATACCGCCCTGGACAAGCTCAACGATGAAGCGCTTGAGATCAAGATGGCCGTGGCCGAGGCGCGCATTGCCGAAAAGATGGAGGTCCAGCGCATCACCAACGAGCGCACGCTGGAAATCACCACGTTCCTGAAGGACGTGCAGATTCCCAACGACCCCAAGAACCTACGCTTTCAGACGCTGAACCAAGCCGTCATCGCCGTGGCCAGTGATCCAGTCAACGCCGAGTTGGGCGCGACGGAAATCATGCAGAAGGCCCACGACCTGTGCGTCAAGGAAGGCGTGTTGCCGGCGAAGTCAGGCAGCAAGGTCGAGCCGAAGAAGGCCGCACCGAAGGCGATCAACGCACCGCCAACGCTGGCCAGCCTGCCGGCCTCGGACATTTCGGAAACGGACGAGAACCGCTTTGCGCACCTCAACCGCATGGGACCGGACGCCCGCGAGAAGGCCTTTGCCAAGATGAGCGAGGCTGACCAGTACGCTTACCTGTCCGCAGGAGCCTAACACCATGCTGCGACTCGACCTCAAACCCGGCGAAAGCGTGCGAATCGGCGAAGGCCCGAACGCTGTGGTCATGACCCTTGAAGACAAATCAGGCCGCAACGCCCGTGTCGCCTTTGATGCCGATCGCAGCGTGAAAATCACCCGTGTCAGTGAGGATGCTAGCCCGGCGCAGTTCATGCGCCAGGGGCTGATAGGGGCTTAAAACACTGGCGGTTGCAAAAGCTAACCACCAGATCGATAATCAGACCAACGTAGAGCGCAGGAGCTGCCTATGTGACTGAGTTATTCATTCACACGAGGATAGTCCTATGGGCTCTACAGTCATTGCTTGGGGTGATCCCAAAGCGCAGAAAGCATGGTCGACCGGTCTCGCCGTCGATCAAATCAAAAAAGCGTACTTCGAGAAGAAGTTCGTCGGCACTGACGAAAACAGCATCATCCAGCGCAAGACCGAACTCGAAAGCGATGCGGGCGACCGCGTGTCCTTCGACCTGTCGGTACAACTGCGCGGCGAAGCCACTGAAGGCGATGCACGCCTTGAAGGCAAGGAAGAGAGCCAGAAGTATTACACCGATGAAGTAGCCATTGACCAGGTGCGGCACGCCGTATCGGCCGGTGGTGCCATGACCCGCAAGCGCACCAACCTCAATCTGCGTGGCAACGCCCGTCGTCTGCTGTCGGATTACTGGTCCCGTTTCTACGACGAGATGATGTTCATCTACCTGTCGGGCGCACGCGGGATCAACAAAGACTTCCTGTTTGCCCTCGACTGGCAAGGCCGCGCAAGCAACGCGATCCAGCCACCGGACGCCGGCCACCTGCTGTACGGCGGTGTCGCGACCTCGAAGCTGTCACTGACCGCAGCCGACAAGATGTCGACCCTGCTGGTGGAGAAAGCACAGGTCAAGTCGACCATGCTTCAGGCGCAAGACCCGGAAGCCGCGAACATGGTCCCCGTGTCCATCGACGGCGAAGAGCATTACGTCCTGGTCATGAACCCCTTCCAGGCCCACGACCTGCGCACCGCTGCTGGTGGCCAGTGGCTGGACATCCAGAAGGCCGCAGCCGCCGCCGAAGGTCGCAACAACCCGATCTTCAAAGGCGGGTTGGGGATGATCAAGAACGTCGTCCTTCACGAACACCGCAACGCCATTCGTTTCGACGACTACGGCGCGGGCTCCAACGTGCAAGCCGGTCGCGCCCTGTTCCTGGGCCGTCAGGCGGGTGTGGTGGCCTTCGGCACCGCTGGTGGCATGCGCTGGAGCTGGAAGGAAGAGATGAAAGACTACGACAACGAGCCAACGGTCGCGGCGGGCGCCATCTTCGGTATGAAGAAGGCGCGCTTCAACTCCCGCGACTTCGGTGTGCTGTCCCTCGACACCGCTTGCGTCGACCCTAACGCCTAAGAAGAGGATTTACCCATGGCTATTGTTCTTTCCGATTGGGCCATCGGTCGCAAGCAGGCTCCGGTTTCTGAGGAAGCAGGCGGCGTCGTGGCTGAAAAGTACACGTTCAAAGTCACCAAGGACGTGGCGGCCAACGACATCATCGAGCTGGCGATCCTGCCGGCGTACCACACCATCGTCGATGCAATCCTGATCGTCGATGAAGTGGGCGCCGCGACGTTCAACGTCGGGATCATGTCCGGCACCGTAGGCAGCACCGACCCGGCGCGTACTTCGGGCACTGAGCTGTTCATCGCCGCAACTGACAACGCGGTTCAACGCATCGTCAACCCAGCGGGCTTTCGCGTGCTGCCGATCGCGGCTGATCGCGGCATCGGCGTGAAGGTGTTGGGGGCTGGCATTGCGCAGACGGGCCAGGTGATCGAGCTGATTCTGTTCACCAAGCAGTAACCAGCAAGGCCAGAGAGGGCCGGTCTAGGCCGGTCCTTTTTTGTACCCACCTGTTTAGGGCTACCCACATGAAAATCGAGAGCATCCTACGTCGCAAGCCACCGACCAAAGTGATTTTGGGTGAAACCACCTACGAATTTGAAGTTGATGCCCAAGGCCGCCATGTCTGCGAGGTCACAGACGAAGCGCACTTGGCCCGCCTGTTGAGCATCAGCGAAGCCTACCGCCTGCCGGGCAACAAGCCGGTGCCGGAAGCGCTCAAGCCGGTCATTGCCGAACTCCTGTTACCGCCGACCGTGCCGAGTCTGGCCCCGGTGGATGAAGACGTGATTCGTGGCAGCACCGTACACCCGGCCAGCGTCGAAGTGGGCGGCCGCCGTATCGAAATCGGTGATGCCGTGTTCCACGCCCTGGAGCTGTCGGGCCTGACCACCCGCGAGTGGAATCAGTTGCAGGCCGAAGACCGCAACACCTTCATCGACATCGCCCTCGACGACCTGGACGAGAGCGACGTGGACGGCGAAGAACCGGAAGCAAAGCCGACCCCCGAGACAGCGCCCGTTTCGGACGCTGGGAACTTGAGCGGCGCCGAAACGAACTCCGCCCCGGACGTTACGGCCGCTGACGAGCTGGCCGACCTGCAAGCGCAGTACCTCGCCAAGTTTGGCAAGAAACCCAACGGCAAAGCCGGCGTGCCACGCCTGCGTGAACTGCTGGCCGAAGGGGAATAGCCATGCCCATTCTGGTCGGCGACATCCTGAAAGCCGCGTCAATCACCCTGCTGGATGAGTCGTTCGTGCGCTGGACCAAGGCCGAACTGATTGAGTGGGTGAACGAAGGCGCGGCTGACTTGGTGATTCGCCGTCCGGCTGCGCGGGCGGTCCACCTGACCTTTGAACTGGTTGAAGGCACCTATCAGGTGCTGCCGGATGACACGGTGATGCTGCTCGATGTCGTGCGCAACGTGAAGCCGGACGGCAAGTTTGGCGTACCGGTACGGCGCATCGATCGCAACCTGCTGGACGATCAAAGCCCCGGATGGCACGGCGCCAAGTCGTCAATCACGATCAAGCACTTCATGTTCGATGAGGCCACGCCGCGTCAGTTCTACGTGTGGCCACCGGCCAAGGCCGGCACGCTGGTTGACCTGTTGCATTCGCAAATGCCGCCCGTGGTCGGGGATGAGGTCGACGAGCTGGGGTTTGGCCGCGAGTACCTGAGCGTGATGGTTTATTACCTGTGCTACCGGGCCTTTTCCAAAGACAGCGAGTACGCGAACGCGGGCATGGCGACCAACTTCTTCGCTGCTTACAAGGAAGCCATCGACACCGCCAACGGCATTACCGAGGCGGCATCGCCTAACGTGAGGTCCGCATGATCGAACTCAGTACGTTCCTCACGAAGATCATGCCGCAAGCGCCAGGGTGCCCTGAACCGGTAGCGCTGGCCGCCATCATTGTCGCTGCCCAGCGCTTTTGTGAGCGCACGCGGCTGTGGCGTGATTGCGACACCTTCACCGTGACCCCGGACAGTTGCGACGTGGTGTGCGTGCCGGTTGACGCGGTGCTGTTTGAGATCGAAAGCGCCCGCTTCAACGACTCGAAGATCGACCCGGTATCGCTCGACTGGCTGGAAACCCGTGAGCCGAACTGGAGGCTGCGTGAGGGTGACACCGCACGCTGGATTACCCAGTTGGCCACCGGCACCGTGCGCGTGATTCCGCTCTGTACCGGCACGCTGTCGCTGTCGACGGTGTTACGCCCGGCCGACGAGGCGCAATTGCTCCCGGACTTTCTCGGTGCCCTGTACAGCACGGCCATCGCTGACGGCGCGCTGGCTGAAATCCTCATGACGCCGGCCAAGCTGTTCACCGACGTCAACCGCGCCACCTATTACGCGGCGCGTTTCGACCAGCGCATCGAGGAGCTGACCGGGATCAACGTGAAAGGCCAGCACAACGCCCCTTACCGCACCAAGGCTCAATTTTTCTAAGGAGTGCCGCCATGTCCGCAGCAACCGATTACCTGGAAAACAAGCTGTTTGACCACGTTTACCGGAACACGGCCTTTGTCTCGCCGCCGAAGACCTACATCGCCCTGCATACCGCTGACCCCGGCGAAACCGGCGCGCTGAATGAAGTGGCCACCGCTGTGTGGTCGACCTATGCCCGGCAAGACGCCTCGAAAGGGGGGGCGCAGAACACCGCATGGACCGCACCGGCCAACGGCGTGGGCAAGAACGCCTTTCAACTGCTGTACGCCATGTACAACGGCGCAGCCGCACTGACCGTGACCCACTTCAGCATCTGGGATGCGGCCGTGGCCGGCAATGCCCTGGTCTATGCCCCCTTGGCGTCGGCACGCACGATCAACCCCGGCGATGTGTTCGTGGTCGACGTGCAGAAACTGACGGGCCAGGTGCTCTAAGTGAACCGCTTTGCCCTCGATGGCGGCGAGCTGAATGGTGATCCTCTCGTTCTGATGAACGATGAGGTGGTTGCGTTCGCCCTCGGGCTGGACGGCAGCATCGCCAACGGCATCGTGGGGCAAGGCACGTTCCCATTGCACCTGGACACCCTCGGCGAGCTGTCGATGGTGGCCGCGCTGGAAGGTACAGCGACGATCGACACCACGGCCGATGGCGTGCTGATGATCGGCGTGACGCTGATCGGCGACTCGGGCACGGTATTGGCGCTGCAAGGCGACCTGATTCGCTGGGGCATGATCGTCGGCCAAGCCGATGTCGTGGTGGGGCTGGACGGCGACATCGTGGCGGTGCCGGCGATCAGTGCCTCTTTCACCATGCAACTGGAAGGCGTGCTGGACCTGCATATCGCGGCCGGCGTGCAGATCATTGGCACGCTGCCGGTGGTGTTCGATGGCGAGCTTGAAGGCTGGATTGGCCATGGCGTGGAAATCGACAGTCCACCGGGCAACATCCAGATCGAGGTCGGGCAGTGGGGCGAAGCGAACCTGTTGGCCCAGTTGGCACCGGCTGAGTTTGCCACGGTGCTCAGGCTCGACGGTGACGGCCGACTCGGCGCGCATCCTGAGCTGGCCGGCTATCTACCGCTGTCGAACCACGTTCAGTGCGAGCTGGAGGTGTGGCACTACGTCTACGCGAGTGGCGAGCTGTCGATTCAGCTCAAGCTGGTCGACAACCCTTACGGGCGGCCGCCGTTACCCCCGGATCATTACATCGAGGCGCCAATCGGCCGTGTCTTGCGCGTAGGCGCTGAACACCGGGGCTTCTTGGTGCCGCCAGACAGGAGAGCGCTGTGATGCTGGGATCAGTACGCCAACGCGACGACGACCGCCTCGACTACGACGTCGACTTTATCAAGTGGCTGTACGACGACGACCACATTACCGCTGCCACGGCTGTCGCTGACTCGCCCGACATCCTGGTGGAAGGCGTCGAAATCTACGACAAGATCGTCAAGGTGTGGCTGTCAGGCGGTGTGGTGGGTAACTCCTATTCGATCAACGTGACCGCCACCACCGATGTCGGGCGCGTCAAGGAAGTCTCTTTCAACTTGCGTGTCACGGAGTGCTGATATGCCAGTCTTACTAACGAACAACGCGAACACGGTACTGGCCTCATCGCTGGCCATTGGTGCCACAACGCTGTCGGTCACGGCCGGCACGGGCGGGAAATTCCCCGTTCCTGTCAATGGCGTGAGCTGGTTCCCGGTTACGGTGGTCAAGGCATCCGGCGCGCTGGAAATCATGCGCTGCGTGGGGCGTGCGGGTGACGTGCTGAGCGTACAGCGGGCAATGGAAGGCACGACCGCCCAAGCGTTTAACGCCGGGGATCGCGTCGAGCTGCGCCTGACCAATCAGGCACTGTCGGAATTTGGCCAACTGGGCAACAACCAAACCTGGAGCGGCGCTAACGGCTTTGCCCAGTTGATATCCTTAAGTGGCGGCGCCAATTCAGCCGGCAGCGTCACTTTAATAAACGGGGTTCCTGAGTCGCCCCGGTTGGTATTTGCCAACTCTGCCCGCTCGATCAACATCGACCTGTCGACGCACGCATTGCGGATTTTTTCGGAAAACGCGGGCGTCACCATGATTCTCGCGGCCAACATGGCCGATGAATCCTTTGTGGTATTTGGCAAGCAAGTTTGGCACACCGGCAACTTGAACCCGGCCGCGTACCTGCCGGTCGGGGGAACGGCGGCCAACGCCGAGCTGCTGGATGGCCGGGATAGCACGGGGTTTGTCATCAGACGGTTGATGAACGACGGATGCGAAGGAACGGTGATGAGTTCCGGTTCACCTCCCGCCATTGCTTCGGCCGCTATGGGCACGACACCACTGGAGATTCAAAACTCTAGTAATCCCGCCGCTTCGGCGATTATTCAGTTTCACCGTGGCGGATCGCATGCGCTCTTCTTTGGTCTTGATACTGACAATCAGGTCAAGATCGGTGGTGCCTCCTTGGGCGCGAACGCCTATGTGGTCTGGCACGACCAGAACGCAAATTTGCGGGTGTTTAACGCGATTGCTGGTGCTGCGGTTGGTGGCATTGGCTCCTATGCCTTCGCCCGCAACCTGTGGGGCGCCACTGTTGGCGGTGGTGCCGTGATTGCGGGAACTTCACTTGCTTATAGCGATTCCGGTAACGCGGGCGGTATCACGCTACCGGGTTCGTGGCGCTGCCTGGGTGAATGCCGCTCTGGCTACAGCTCGCTTTTTCTTCGCTACGCATAAGGGGTGAATGATGGCTGATGAAGAAGTAGTGGACGTGATCGAACCGCCGATGGGCAATGATTACGTCGAGCCGCTGCCGGTGCGTGAGGTGCGCAACCCGACCTACAACCCCGTTGGCAGCATCGATTGCGAAATCCTGCACGAGGAATTGGGCTGGATTCCGTTCGCTGCCAGCGCTGAGGACGTCGAGGAATACGGCCGTGTGCTG